TGTAGTGAACCTATTGTCGTGGAAGTACCTGAAGAAGTTGTAACTACTACAACCACTACAACGACTACAACTATACCTCCAACAGAAGAAGAATTAAATTTTTTAGAAACAGGTATATACGAAACTGACAAAGAGAGAGCAGACAGAGAAGAAGCTGAACGCCTTGAAGCTGAAAAAGAAGCTGAGATAAAAGATGAAATAGAAGAACTAGATTTAGATATACCTGAAGAAGAACTAGAAGAGTTTGTAGAAGTAGTTAAAGAAGTAGAAGAGTTTGTAGAGTCTATTGTTATAGAAGAAGAAATAATAGAACTACCAGAAGAGATTATAATTATTGTAGAAGAGGTAGAAGAAGATGACATTGTTATTGTGGTGGAAGATGAAGAAGTGGTCGAGGAAGTTTTGGATGAGCCAATACAGGAAGATGTTGAGGAGAAACCTGCAGAAGAACTTTCTGAAGAAGAAGTCGTTGAAGCAGTATCTGAAGTTGAAGAAATCGTTGAAGAAATTATCGTTGAAGAAGCTACCACAGAAGAAGTTATAGAAGTTATAGAACAAGTTAATGATGTTGGTGTACAAAACCTAGACAAAGCAACAGAAGAAGTACAAGAGATAGTACAAGCAGTAGTAGAGGAAGCTATTGCAGATGTAGAAGAACTTACAGAGGAACAAGTAGAGGTTGTTGCTGAAGTATTGCAGGTAGAAGCAGAGGATGTTGAGATTATTGCAGAAGCTGTAAAGGATGATGAGGTAATTGCAGAAGCAGTAGAAGAATATGTAGAGAGAGCTGTAGAGAATGCAGATGTAGAAAACTACACCCTTGCGGATGTTGTTACAGAGGTACAGTACGAAGCATTTATTGAAAATCCTATAGAAGTTTTTGTTGATGTAGATTTTGAAGGAATAACACTAGACAACATAGGAGATGACATGACACAAGACCAAAAAGAAAAAGCACAGGAGGTCGTAGTTCCTGTAATCTTGACTAGAATAGCTAGTATGGCTGCATTTATATTTAGGAGAAGCTAATGATTAAGAAGTTATGGTCTTGGTTAGTAACAATAATTAAGGAAACACTAAACCTTAGCTGGACGTTGGTGGGTCTGGTGATTGCGACACTTACTTTAACAGGAAGCGCGCAGCAAATCACAGGTTTAGCTACTATAATAACTTTAGGCATATGGTTATTGACCATAGGTTTTAGAAAAGGAGAATAATATGGACTGCTGTGGTAGTGGTTGCTGTGGTGGTTCTTAATGTGCATATCATATATTGATGAAAAACAAACTCATATTAATATATGTGATTGCAAGTTTGGAGATATAGGTGAAATTACAAGTTGTAAGAACGCAGCTAGGTAGAGATGCAACCAATGGTTTGTTATTTATTGATGGCATCTTTGAATGTTATACGTTAGAGGACCAGTATCAATCAGTAAAAGTTATGCATGAGACTTGCATACCAGAAGGTACATACGAAATAAAGTTTAGAACTGTAGGAGGATTCCATACTAGATATAAACAACGTTATGGTGCAGACCATTATGGCATGTTGTGGTTACAAGATGTACCAGGATTTGAGTATATACTTATACATACAGGAAACACTGATGAACATACAAGTGGTTGTTTAATTGTAGGTGACACACAACAAGATTTAGATGTAAACTTTAACGGCATGGTAGGCAGCAGTAAAAATGCGTACGTCAAGTTATATAATAAAGTTGCAAAACAATTATTAATAGGTAACAAAGTGACTATAGAGTACAGCAAGATACAACTAGAAACACAAGAACCTAATGATGTGTACGAGAAACTGCAAGAGATTAACGGTAATGTCTTACAGACACATGCTATGCTAAGAGGAAGAGTAATAAGATAATGTTTGAAAGATTTAAAAGAGCAAGAAACCAGGATGGTACATTCAAGAAGGATGTATGGTGGACACCTTGGTCCGATTCATGGGAGTATAAAATGAGTGATGACCTTAAAGATATGATTGAGCGTACTGCTTGGACATTCGTAGAGGCGTTCATTGGTGCATTAACAGTGGTGTAGAAGCTGAAACTTTACAGTTAGCTGCACTTGCTGGTGGTGGTGCTGCACTTGCAGTCATTAAAACATACGCAAAAAAACAAATTACTAAGTAATTTTTAAACCATAACTTACCCTGTTGTAACTATGTATAATGGTTATAACAGGGAGGTTAATATATGACTAATAATGTTCCAGAAGAATGGGGTAATAACTTCTATAAATCTGGATGGCAACCTGGATTAGAAGTTAACGAAGCTACTGGTCAAGGTGAAATCACACACGTTGGAACAGACCCAAACTACAGAAATAAGTTTGATGATATTCTGCGTGACTGGGGGTTTGACCCCAAGCTGTATGAAATTGTAGATACAGTTAAAGCTAGCAGTTGGAACGTACAATTAAAAGGTGGTAGAACAGAAACCTTTTTTGCATTTAAAGGTGTAGTACGTAAGAAGAATCCTGGTCAAGATAAATACTTCAAAGCATTATTCAAACAAGCAGGTAGAAAACCACCTCTTAAATTAAAAACTCATGGTGGTGACACAGCATTCTTATTCTTTATGGCTGATTGGCAGCTAGGTAAGAAGGACTTTGGAGTAGAGAATACTATTAAACGTTATGACATAGCGCTGCAAGATGCAGTCAACAGAATCAAAGAGCTGCGCAAGTCTGGTGTAATGATAGATGAAATATATATGATAGGATTAGGTGACCTCACAGAAAATTGTACTCCACATTTTTACGAGAGTCAGCCACACAATGTTTCTCTCTCACTGATTGAGCAATACGCATTAGCTAGGTCAATGATTATGAAAACAATAGATACATTCTTACCACATGCAGATAAATTAATACTTGCAGGTGCGCCAGGTAACCATGGTGAGATGTCCAGGACCAGCAAAGGTCAAGTTGCTACTAGCAGATTAGATAACTCTGATACCATGCACCTACAGATATGTGAAGAGATTATGTCTGCTAATAAAGAACGTTACAAGAATGTAACAGTTGATGTACCAGATGGTTTTCACCAGGTAATGACTATCAAATCAATACCATGCGGCTGGACACATGGACACATGACTGGTGGCAGCGGTGGTAATCCAGAGAATAAAATAGAGAACTGGTGGAAGGGTCAGATGTATGGATTCTTACCGATGAGTGACGTACAAATTTTAATTACGGGTCACTATCATCACTTTCGTGCAAAGCAACAAGGTGATAGAACTTGGTTTCAATCTCCTAGCTTAGATAAAAGCATAGACTTTACAGCTAGGTCTGGTCTTTGGTCCCATCCAGGTGTACTTACATTTACTGTAAATAAAAAAGGATGGGATAACCTAAAGATTCTTTAGCCACCTGCTGGTACATTAAACTTAGGGTCACCGTATGCACGTGTCAAAGTTAATAGATAAGAGAATATCTCTTGTGTTTGTGTATCAGTTATGCTGTCAGAGTGTTCAATAAACAACATAAGGTTACGCAGCAGTGCGTGTACCCTGGGATTGTTTATCTCCCACATCTTAGATTCTTTTATAGCATCTTCTAACATCATATCTAATACCATTACTCTTCCTCTTCTGTTGTATCTAGCTTCATCTCTACTGCAGCCATAATTCCTAAGAGTTGTACTCTTCCATCCTTAGCAGTTATAGTTGCTTCTCTAAATAGGTTTACCTTGTTAGGTGTTTGTCTTGTTAATAACTCCTTGATTAATTCAAGTGTCTCTACGTTTTTTAAATCCGTCATTAGAACGGTGCCTCCTCATCATCTGTTAATCTATACATAGCTACATTACCTCTATGATTGTGGTTCCAAAACATGTGGTCTCTACATTGTGCAGCTTCAATACCATAACCCATCTTGCGTAGGTCAGCTACGCGTTGTGCGTATGTAGGTAAATACATTTGTTGAAATGTAGTTCCACATACCCAGTCCCAGTTAGCTTCTCTTAGCTTCTCCAGGACTCGGTGTGAATCGGTCCCTTCATTAGGTATCTTCTTCACTCTCATGTACTGCATGTTATGAACCGTCTTTAAGTGACCAAGTATCTGTGTCAACCCAGTCAAATATATTACCTTTAGTTATCTTACCGCTTGACAATGCTGCTTTAGCTTTTGCTGCTAGCTCATCGTCTCCGTTGTCAATAGCTTTATTAACACAATTATTAAATGTGTTAAGTTGCTTCTCACTAGGTGCGTCCTTCTCCCAGTCTCCGCTTGGTATGTCTGCCATGTCGTCTCCTTCTTTTACTTCTACGTCACCATCAAATGTTTCAATGATGGTATTTATTACATCTGAATTACCTTGACGTTCTTCAAATGTTTTCTTTTGTTTATCAATGTACTTAGATGCAACATCAATAAAAGTTTTTTGGTCATCTTCTGTGTAATCTACTATGCTCTCTGGCATACCTGGTTTGACCTTAACTCTATCAGTTGTGTACTTCCATACATTAGTAGCAAAATCTTTATCCTTGCCACACATATCTAATATGATTTGTTTAAGTTCATTAGAAGGGGATGTCACCTTCTCTTGTACTATAGGTTTTTTTTTAGGTGCAGCTGGTTTACTGTCAGATACTTTGCTCATCTCTTCTCTGCTTGGTCTAGGTTTATTGCTGCCCTGGTATTTCCAGTTAGCTAAAGCTCTACCTATTGCAGAAGTCTCGCAGTTCTCCATCCATGCGTCAGCATTAGCAAAGCCACCTTGACCTTTAGTCTCTTGTGCTGTACCAGTGGTCACTGGTCTTGCATCTGTTAGGTCCTTGTATAGTTCTGCTTTAATAGTTACACATGTACCGTCAGTAGTTATATGTACTATATCTGTCTCTATTCTTCCGTCTGGATTATCCTTCCAGAATAGTTTTAATCTATCTTCTACTGTCTCGTAGTTTTCTAAATTAAACTTCGCCATCATTACCTTCCTTGTTTACTATTGTGTACACATGCTTACGTGATACACCTGCTGCTTCTGCTATATTTTCTACTGTCATTTTTGTTGTACTCCTGGCATCAAACAAATGTGTAATCATGTTGTTACGTGATTGTGTTTTCTGTTTGATAAGTTCAGCAGTCATCTTTAAATCCTGCAGTAATAACTCTTCATAACTCTGCAACTATCTTCTCCTTCCTCTTTTAAGTTCTTTAATTAAATCCTGGACCGTGTCATTGACAGTCAGTTCTAATTCTAATTCTGCAAGCAGTCTGTTAAGACTCTCTTCGTCCCACTTAGACATGTCATGCAGATTGTGGTGCTAACATACCTATTTGTTTGTATGCTAAATCAGATAGTGCATAGTACACAGCTTGTTGGAATCTGTACTGTTCATATATCTGATAACCCAGGTCCTTTAATAAAGAATCAAGATGTTCTTTTATCTCATCTTTAGACTTACCTTTGTTATTCATGTTGATTGCATCCAACACAGCTGTCTCACAGTAGTTCATAATCTTAGTTGTACCTACAGTGTTAATTGGTCTGCCGTGTTCTGCACGTCCAGTATTTTCTTTACTGTATATGATTCCTTCCTCAACAAAATTTTTCATTATGCTGGGTCTTAGTCCTTTAATTACATCTAAAGCCATAGCTTTACCTCCCTTTGTCTTGTTAGACTCTTCTAGTTATTAATTGGTTACAAATAAATTGCGTTATTTGTAATAGTTACTTGTGTTACTTGTGGCACTAAATACATCTTGCATAAATCATTCATGCAAACATGCCTGGCATTCACTAAGTGAGTGTGTCTGCCGCACATCATACAAATGCTTGACAACGTAACCTCCTTCTACGTTACTTAGTATATATTATACACGTTACTACATGTTACGCATGTGTTTTTTTGCATGACGATAACCTCTCCATCTCTGGAAGTTAAAGTATGCAGCAATTAGTATGAACACTACAATGAACGCAGTCATTGTAAGTAGAATAAATCCTTGCCAACTACACATGAGTCACCTCCTTCCTATTTCTAATAGCACTTTGTCTCTGTCGGGGTTAAACAATGTAGAAGTACAACCACCACCAAATGCTGGACTGATGTCTGCCATGTTGTCTGGCATGCCAGCTTGTATCTCGTCATACTTCTCACAAAAATAATTACCTGGTCCATCACCACCAAGATATATACAAGCTAAGTTATCTTCGCTTGTTGGTTTACCGAACGGACATGGTCTCTGCTTGCAGCAGAAACCAGACCGAACACAAGAAGCAAACTCTATTGTTGCTCCTTAGCTAGCAACTTGTTGCATGCCTCGTACACAATCAAGTGGCTGTTGTTTTTATATACTTGTAGTGCATCACCTAGCATGCAGTATTCTGTATAACCCATGAACTCATGCGCTTTTGTTTTATCTGCAACTAGCTCTGTACCTAGTATCTCATCGCTGTAACCGATGATGTCTAAGAATAATGTAGCTGGTGTTTTACCTGGGTCAAAGTTTTTACTCCAGTCAAACAATGGCTGCAGCTTGTCCATTACTATATCTATTTGTGTTACTATTGTTTTAGGCATCTTGCCCTCCTTTTATTGCGTACATTATTTAGACTCCACATCGTGAGAAAAGTTACACTCACAATCCAAAAAACTTTTATAGATTGTGCGCAAGTGTTGCATCTCTCTGTACTTGTGTATGTCTAAACCTTCATTCATTATCCTGGTTCTTAGCTGGTCAACGTGACACTGGACCATTTCGTGTAATGATTCGTGTCCGTATTTATTCTTCTTCATCCACAACAACTTCAATAAAATTTATTTCTTGATGATAACTTGAACGTATTTCATTCTTGTTATATGTACCACGATTGTAGTCTGATAACCACAAAGATTGCACATGTTCATCTTCTTGTAAATCAAATATTTCACGGTCTGAATATCCATCTACTACAAATGTATCAACCTTTGTTGTGATAACTTCAAATTTTATCTTTGGCATTCTTCTTCCTTCCTATGCTGCCACCGCAGCATCTTCTACTCTCTCAACTTCCAAGTAAAAATCTATCTCTGCATCATTAAAGAATCTGTAATCAACAAAGTATTTATTCCAATACTTGTATGGTTGAAGAGGATATTTTTTGTTGTAATAAGCATCACTGTAACCATCCTTCTTTGGAAACTCTTTGGTTACCCACTTACCACCGATGTCTTTGTAAACATCTATCTCATCCCATAGTTCTTGCAGCTCCTGCTTTGTACCATACTTGACCCACTGTGTACCTTCCTTAACAAACCCCAGGTCTTTTAAGAACGCAGCTTTAGTTGGACCAAGCACTGGCTTGACTGCATACAACTTCGCTATCTCCTGCATCATTCACCACCTTTTTTTATCACGTTACTTAGACACCTGCTCTTCTAATTTAGTTACATCTTTTTTTTCACGATACTTACCATACTCAAACTGTGGTTCAGGATTTGCTTTGACTGTTGCCTTCATATCTTCTAATACTTTTATGAACGCATCAATCGTATGCAATACATCTGACGTACCGTAAGCTATTGCACCAGACTGGCTGGTATAGAATGTCCAAAATGTTTTTCCAAATAATTTTTCTAACTCTTCACGTGGATGAAAGTCATAATCCGCATCAATTCTAAATGGAACTGACACATCCTTAGCACATGATTGATTCCAAATTTTATATTCGTAATCAACACCACGCTCTAGCACTTCATCATTGTCATTACTAGACCATCTGTAATTTACTTTTTTGTTATACATTACTTACCTTCCTTTGCTTCATCCATTACACCTTGTACAAACTTAGTTGCATCATCTTCACCCATCGCCATGAATAACAATCCAATTAATATATCTATTGCTTTACCAATACCCATTACGGAATCTGCAATAGTTGTATCAAGTTCTAATTCAACCGCTTTAGTTTTAAGTTTTCTTAAAACTTCATTCCTAGTTTCAATCATGTTTCTTCCTTCCTTCACGTTACTTAGACTCAACATCTTCTGAATCGGTTACATCTTCTGCCATCTTTTTTAATTTCTCCCAGTGTGGTTCAAACGTAGGAAGAAAATAGTTCTTCATGTAATCTGCATGGCTGTCATACCCTGGAAATCTTGCAGCAAATTCTTTTGGTTCTAAAGACCACATCTCTTTTGCAAGATGGAATGGACTGTGATACTCATTCTCAAATGTAATCATGTTGAGTTCCTTCATAGTATATTCTTTGTAAACGTAGTCACCTTCTGTTAGTACATAAGTTTTATCTACGTACTCTTGGAATGGCATGCCGTCAACAACACCGTCAACATTACCGTCAATATATTTTGCGCTGACTGAGTCATCGTAAACTGTATTTGTTTTTTTGTTTAACAAGAACGCATGACCACCGTAATGTGCAGCACCCTTGAATATATCTCTTAGTGCATGGACCACAACCCAGTCATCACCTTTTGATGGGTCATTGATTGCATTCCATGCAGCTGGATAGCAGTTACCAGCACCCATTATCTTTTACCTTTTGTTGGTTGAGTTTTATCCATTCTGTAAATCACACCTTCATTGATTTCTGCTGTGACATACGCATCTTCAAAGTGTGTTGGAGCAGAGACTCTGATGTCTCCGTTTGCTTTCCAGTAAATAACTCTATAGATTTCTTTCATGTTAAGACTCCTTCCTTTTTTCCTTTATGATTTTCTTAACATCACTTTGCAATCTAATTAACTCAATAAAGCTATTGCCATCAAGAACATTGAACACTTCCGCATCTAATGTAGTAACTCTTTGAAGCGCAGTTTTAAACACTTCTAATTCTGCAATAGTTCCTTGTTTTAGTTTTTTATCTAACATCTCTTTTGTAAATGTCATATCTCTTCCTTCCTTCATATTTATTAGACCATTACCTTTACGATTAAGTTACATAGTTTTTGTAAGAATTTTGATTTGACTGAATTGAACCCTGGTAATTCTTGATAGTCAATGTAACCAGTAGCTGCTAATTCTTGCAGTTTTTCTGCAGTGTATTCTGTACCCCCGAAGTCTTTTGCGCATACTGATAAGAACATTTTGCGCTTGCTTGTTTGGTTACGTCTATGCACATTATAAAGGCAGCTTGCTAAATCATTCTTGACATATACAAAGCGCACTTGCAAGCCAGCTGATTTTGCAGCTGTAATCCTAGTTAATACTTTTGACCAGTTTTTGCCGCGGTTATCAAAGATAACTGTTTTACATTTATAGCTATCTAAAAATGAATCTTGATTATAAAAATAACTGAATAGCAGAGATTGTGATAACTCTGAAGCTGCGGGGTGCAGCTGCGCATTAGTATCAGAATCTACTGGCATCTGATTATTGAAAGCTAGCTTGATAGCATCCGCATCTATAATAAAGGCATCTTGCTGACCAGCTAATTCTTTGGCATATCTTGACTTACCGCTACCGCTAGCACCGATAAGAAATGTAATTGTGTTCTGTGTTTTTGTGTTCATGTTAATTAGAGCTAAATTAGTTACAAAAGGTTACACAATATTTAGAATTATTTTATTATGGGATATCTATCAATCCTTCTCAATTAGACCCATGCCATATTCATTTTAAAAAAATCCTGGGGTATTTTGTAGCATACCTTGATATAAGCTGTAATTGCTGGATATATGCTGTAAATGCTTGATTTTATTAACCTACTAACGCAACATAATAGGTATTATAGGACAACAAACGGGAATGTAAATTTGCGTGGGGTGTATTCGTATTCGTAACACTACAGTTAGTTAATGCCAATTTATTACTATATATAGTGTGTTATATAAAAACTACTATATCTTGTGTTTATATATTATCTTTGTAGATAAAGTACATACATTAGGTGAACTATCACAGTAATAACCGTTAGTCTTTTCAACTTGCTTTAAAGTGTTTTTACACTCTTTACATTTCATATATAATATTTATTTTATTAGGGGTCTTTTAGGATATAGCGGGCTATTTTTTTTATATATTTAAATTTGAACTAGGATGTTTCGCTTGACCTTGGGTATCTCACTTGTCTGTCTAGTTGGTCTTACTGGCTGTAAGGTGAGACTTTTGTACTCCCGATGTCCGCTTTACCTGTATCTTGCTACTTGCTCCTGGTTGTTTGTAGTTTGCTAACTTTATCATAAAGGATAATCTAAAACAATTTAGAGAAAAAAATTTTTTTTTAGCTCGCTTTGCTCGCAAGTATCTATATAATAAATTTATCTTGGGATGGTCCCAGGAGTTAGTTATAAATAAATATGTATAACTAAAAGAAAAGAAAAATGCTTTTCATCATATAGAGATATGTGGGGAATGAATAAGTTATTTTTTTATTCTTTCATACCAAACAGTATTGGACATACTGTACGTGAACAAAAACCTACTTCTTGCCCGAAGTAGGTTTTTGTTTTGTCGGGTCTATATTTCTACCTTTGATTCTTGGATAACTTTTAGGTTTGTGTTTATGACAATATTTATATTTGTTATATTGAGATAAGATGGTAGTACAAGCAGAATGCACGCAGGTTCGGTTTTTCTGATACTGCGTATTCTTTTTGAAGTTCGGGTACTTGTTACCCGATATGTATTCTGCCATAATTAAATTATAGGAGGACAGATGCCAGGTAAAGGATATTCATATAAAAAAGGTATGAAAAAAAACAAGAGCAGAAAACGTAAGAAGTAATGGCTGAATATAGGGGAATGAAGGTAAAGTTAAATTCACCTTCTGCAATACGAAAAGGTGAACCAGGGTATGGTCGCAAAAAATCTAAAGTCTTTGTAATGGATAATGGCAAAGTAAAAAAGATTATGTTCGGTGACCCCAATATGGCTATAAGAAAAAACAATCCAAAAGCTAGAGCTTCGTTTCGTGCTAGACACAAATGTAGTACAGCTAAGGATAAAACAACAGCAAGATATTGGTCTTGCAGAGCATGGTAAGGAGTAAGAATGGCAGCTAAAAAAGGTTTATATCATAATATAAATAAAAGAAAAAAAGCTGGGACAAGTAGGTCAAAGAAAAATTCTACAATTAGTCCTAAAGCATACGCAAACATGAAAGCTGGATTTCCAAAAAAGAAGAAAAAAAAGAAGTAAGTAATGGCAAATCTTAAAACAGTTGCATGCCCGCACTGTGGAGATAAGTTTAAACAAGCACATGGGAGACAAAAGTATTGTAAGATACAATGCACTAAAGCTGCTAATGCTAGACAGAGAACTGCTGCTAAAAAAGAAGAAAAGAAACTAGCAACAGAATCTAATGCACGTGCTAGTCGTGGTGAACATTATTTATATTTTGTTGAGAACTATGCAGCAGAATTAGTAGAAGGTTTATTTACACAAAAGTTTGTAGCAGAAGATATAGGAGTTGACCAAAGTGTTGTAGCAAGAATGTTACTTGCATACAAAGAAGATAAAGCTGTAGCTGAAGCAAGAGAAGGTTGGGATATACCAGAAGAAGCTAAAGAAGCATTAACATCTTTTGAAAAATTTAGAGATAGATACTTCTTAACAGAGATGGGTAAACCGTATGAGACTGCTAAGTTTCATAAAAACTGGATTAAAAACATTTTAAAATCTATAAAGAACGGTACGCAGCTTATGATACTGTCACCACCTAGACATGGTAAAACAGATTTACTTACACATTTTGCAGTATGGCAAGTATGTAAAAATCCTAACATCAGAATTATGTGGGTAGGTGGTAATGAAGATATTGCAAAGAATGCAGTAGGTGCTGTGTTAGACCACTTAGAAAACAACGAAAAATTAATAGAAGATTTTTGTGGTCCAGGAGAAACATTTAAACCTAAGAGTAGAACTGGTAAGACTTGGAGTTCTGGTCAGTTTACAGTTAAAACTAGAACAGTAACTGGTATTAAATCACCTACTATGGTTGCAGTAGGTAAAGGTGGTAAGATTCTATCACGTGACTGTGACTTGATTATTGCTGATGACATTGAGGACCATGGTACAACTATACAACCTAGTTCACGTGAACAAACAAAGAGATGGTGGACTACAACATTGTCATCACGTAAAGAGGAACATACAGCAATAGTTGTTATTGGTTCTAGGCAGCACCCAGACGATTTATATAATTCTTTAATAGACAATGATGAGTGGCATAAGATAATAGAATCTGCACATAGTTTAGATATTCCTATAGATTCTGGAGAACCTAAAGACCATAAAAAACACATGCTATGGTCTAGTAAAAGAAGTTACAAGTGGCTCATGGCACAAAGGAGAAACGCACAAACAACTGGTGGTCTTGCAATATTTGAGATGGTGTATCTAAATAGACCATTTTCAGAAGGGCTGCAAATGTTTAAAGTAGATTCCTTAGATGCTGCAAGAGATGATTCCAGGAATATCGGTCATGTACCAGCAGGCACAAGACTTATTGCTGGACTTGACCCAGCTGCAACTGGTTACCAGGCAGCATTCTTATGGGCATATCATGTAGAATCTGGCAAGTTGTACATGGTAGATATAGAAAATACAAAAGGTGGTGGCATACCACAAGCATTTAAAACTATAAAAGAATGGTATGCAAAGTATCAATGTTCTCATTGGATAATAGAAGAAAATGGTTTTCAACGTGCTATTAGACAAGATAGAGAATTAAAAGAATGGACATCAACAAAAGGCATACACTTAGAAGGACATCAAACACAAAAAAATAAATTTGACCCATACTTTGGTGTTGGGTCCATGAGTGAGTTGTTTGACAAAGGATTAGTAAATCTTCCTTATGGTAGTGCAGATTCACAAAATAAGAGTAATATATATCGTAGGCAGCTTTTGTATTTTTCAAATGCTGCTAACAAGGCAAGTAGCAGGGGTTACAAGTCAGATATAGTTATGGCTAGTTGGTTTCCTATAAAGATTGTAAGGAGATTACAAAAGGAGTTTATCGCAGAGATGGGATATGATTACCAACCAAGTTATGGCAATTTTGATGTAAGTAGCATGAACTCTGCACCATGGTAGGAATATGAATACAGCTGAATTACAAGATAAGATAACGCAATTACATTACGATAATCAAGAGAATCATGCGATGCGTGGTCGTATTCGTTCCATTATGAACGGTGGTGCTAGTGGTATTTTAGCTTTACTAGGTGACCAAGTAAAAGGATTCCAGGACTGGCAAGTACCTATGCCAAACCTTATGATGTCTGGATTAGAACACCTTGCGCAAAAGATAGGACGTATTCCTAATTTAAAAGTAGATGTACCTAACAATAAAGATTCAGAACGTGCAAGACAACGTGCAGATAAAATTGCACGAATAATTACTGCATACGATGATGTACAAAGATTAGATTTACAAATGCCACAAGTTGGTAGATGGTTACCAGGTTATGGTTTTGCTGCATGGATTATAAAAGAAAAGAAGGATGCTAACGGCACACCTTATCCTATTGCAGAATTAAGAGACCCGTATAATTGTTTTCCAGGGTATTTTGGTGCAGACCAAACACCTAAAGAAATGTCATGTGTACGTAGAGTTCCTAAAGATGCATTAGCTAAAATATATCCAAAATATGCAGAAAAAATTAAAAAAGAAAAAAATGTAATAAATGTAGCAAGCGGATATGCTTCTGCATACCAGGACGCATATAACGGTTCCTGGGCTAACTCAAATAACGAAGGTGATTTAATATCTGAATATTATAACGAAGAAGGTACTTATGTTTATCATTTAACTTCTGGAACTATATTAGATTTTATTCCTAACCCAATTAAATCTGGTCCGTCTTTTGTAGTAGCTAAGAAATTTAGTTTTGACCAGATGCAAGGACAGTATGACCAAATTATAGGACTTATGGCTTCTATGGCAAAAATTAATGTTATGTCAATTATTGCGATGGAAGATGCAGTCTTTACAGAAACAAACATAACTGGTGAATTAGAATCTGGACAATACAAAAAAGGTAGATTTGCAGTTAATTATTTTTCTCCAGGTAGCACAGTTTCTAAACCAGCATCTAACATACCTTATCAAATATTCCAACAGATAGACAGAATAGAGAGACAACTACGTGTAGGTGCTTCTTATCCTGCAACAGACGATTCACAGTCACCACTTAGCTTTGCTACTGGTAGAGGATTAGAAGAACTAGGTGCATCTATGTCACTTATGATTAGAGAATATCATACAGTAATGGCAGATGCTATAGAACAGATAGACTCTAAGAGACTTGAATGGGATGAAAACATGTACGGTGGTCAAACAAAAGAACTATCTGGCTATAGAGATAATAAATTTTTTAGTGAAACATACGAACCAAAAAGAGACATACAAAGTTCTTATAAGACTAGAAGAGTTTATGGAGCTATGGCTGGTTACGATGAACCACAGAAAATTGTAACAGGGCTACAGCTTCTTAGTTCTGGTGTTATTGACACACAAACCTTACAAGAAAACTTAGACGGTTTAGATGATTTAAGTAGAGTAAACGAAAGAATTACAAAAGAAAAGATGGATAAAATATTAGAAGATACTTTATTACAACAAGCATCTGCTGGTGACCAAAAAGCTGTTATGGCTGTGGTACAAATCAGAGCTAACCCATCTGCCAAACAATCAATACTAGATAAATTTTTTACAGCAGAACAACCCGAAATACCCCAACAAGAAGCAGCGTTGATTGAAGGTATGGGTCCTACACCACCTGGACCCGCACCTTCTATACAACAAGTATTAGGAATGGGATAATGCACGAACTTTTTGAAGAGATAGTTAATAATAGTTTATGGGAATTAGACGAAAATGGTGATGACATCATCATGGAAGATTTTATAAAGAAACAACAATTTAATAAGTTTCCTAGAATAATATCAAGATTTTTTGTAACAGAAATAATACATTTGGATGAGGATGATATAAATGGCAACAAGAATTACTAAAAGAAACAATGCTGTAAAACCAGCATCTAATAATTACATAGACCAAACAAGAATGACATACGGTGAAAAGGAACCTCTTAAAAACTTAAATAGTGAAGTACAGAATTTAGATTTACCACAACAGACACCTATGCCAGCTGCAGCACCGCAACCATCACCAAAGGTATTTGCACCAACAAATCAACCTATGAGACCAGTAGAAGATGGTTTACCTTTTGGTCCTGGAGTAGGTGCGCAAGAAGCAATAGATACTACAGAATCTTTAATACAACAATTTTATGACCTAACTGGTGACCCGCTTTTAGCTAGATTAATAAGATAACATGTCGTACAGTGTATTTGATGCGGCATCCTTCCAAGATGATTCAGAGACTAAAAGAGCTATAAGCAAAGCTGTGGCACCTTCTTCTGTTAACCAGGAGCAAGCACAAAGAGCATCAGCAATAGTTAAACGTTATCCAACAATAAGTAAAGGTTCTTTAGTTGGTGCAGTCAAACTAGGTATTGCAGCAGATGACCCAAGACTGCAGCAAATAGTTATGAAAGAATCTGTGTTAAAAGAAGAAGAAGGAGAAGGTAAATTAAAAAGCGCAATACGTAGGTCAGTTCGTGGAACATTTATAGGTTTCCAAAACTTATGGGAAATGGCATTACCAAGAGGTGTAAGATATTTAGAAGGCAGACAACAAGGTATGTCTCACGAAGAAGCAAGTCAAAAGAGTAAAGCTACGTTGCTTGGTGAGATAGACACAGCTAAAGCTGCAGGTAAAGATATAGATTTAGGTCAAGGATGGTTTTTAGGCAGCACTGACCCAACACAAACATCTGAATATAAAAACCTATTAGCATCTGGTGTTGACCCACTAGAAGCAAGAGAATGGGTTAGAGATAATATTTTAGGTGTACAGATATACGAAGAACAAAAGAAAAAAGCAAATCAAATACAATTTGTTGGTGAACGTGCAGAAAAATTTAGAGCTGCAGGTTTAGACCCTACAGTTACTATTGGTAGATATTTATTTAAACCAGTAGATGACATTATAGAACCAGGCACAAAAGCATATAATTATATGACTGGTGCTATAGATATAGTTGCACAAATATTTGGTGACCCTACCGCACTAGCAACATTAGGTGTAAGTAAAATACGTAAAGGAGCATCTACATTTAGTGAGTTAGAAAATCTAAGTGGAATGGCTAAGATTTTTGAAAATACTGGATTATTACAAGGTGCTAGAAAAACTGTGTTTGGTCCAACTGTCCAGGAGTTTCTGGCTGGTAAAGCTGGTATAGCATTTAAAAAATTTTTATGGGAAAACTCAACAACAGATATTATTGCTGCATCTAAAAATAACATTGATGATTTTAAATTTTACGATGAGTTAGATAAATTTAAAGCAAAAAATAAAGGTAAGTCATTTGAAGAAATAGATGCAGACTTAACAGAAAACTTAGTTAAGAAAAATTTACTTATAGAAGCTACGCAAAACAATTTACCTACAGTTAAAAGAAAAGGCAACAGATTGACAGGTATGTTAGAGAGAACATACGGTACAAGATTAGTTACAGAAAACAAAGACGATGCTTTTGTTAAATTAAATAGATTTATTAGATTAGCTACTTCTGGATTAGAAGAAACTAAAAAAGTAAAAGTAAGAGATAAATTTATGTCAGATGCAATAAAAGCACTTAATGCTGCAGATGCACCTACAGAAACAGCTAAGTTAGTAGGTAACTTTATACAACGTCAATTTAGACCACAAGTTATAAAAGCATTAGGTGGTAGAGATAAGCTAACTAAGTTTCAAACAGAATTAGTAGATAAAGGTTTAGAAGTACAAGCTAAATTTATTGGCACTGCACAAAGACAAAAAGGTATAGTTAGAAGTTATGCAATAGATTCTACTGGAGAAAACTTACCAGTAACACAAGTGCTTAGACAATTACAAGGTGGTAAATTAGATGGAATTGCAGAACTTGTGGACCCAGTTACTGCTGTGCAGCTAGCAGATGAAATATTTTTACCAAATGCTAGACAAGTAGTAAGAGCTGCTAAAACATTAGATAAAAATTTTGGCAAGATAGGCAGCAAAATATTTGCAGGTGATAAAGCAGAAACTGTTACAAGATTTATGGACTGGTATTATGGTTCGTTATTTAAACCATTAGTGCTGCTAAGACCAGCATGGACAGTTCGTGTTATTGCAGAAGAACAAATAAGGTTATTAACCTCTGGTGTTACAAATGTTATTGACCATCCAGCAGGTATGATTGCAAGAATTATAGGTAAAGAAAAAGAATCTAAAAATACTTTGTTAGGAACATTTGAAGATAATGCACAGTTTATAGATGTCACACTTAACGGTGCTGGTACTCCTAGTGCAGTAAGAAGAGGGTATGGTAATACTGGTGAGTTTACAACTGTTACAAGACAAGAAAATAAAAGAGCATGGTCAGAAGCTGTATTTAGAAACTTTATGCAGCATAAGTTTGACCCATTGTCTAGGAGACTTGCACAAATACAATTAGAACCTAGCGCTGCTAAAAGAAAACAATTACTTGCTGCAGTAATAAAAGAAGCGCAAACACAAGGTAATGCGTTAAATAAACACATTAGAAAAGTTACTGGTGCAGAAGGTCACGCATTTAAAGGTGCAGGTTTTTCTAGTAACCCAGGTAAAGCTAAAGCAGAAGAGTTTGTACATTATGTAAATGCTGCAGTTGCACAAGCTACAGGTGGTAAAGTTCTTACTTCTACTGCTAAAGGTTCACCTAGACTTGCTAGAAACTGGATTGATGAAAACGGTAATGAAGATTTATTAAAAGCATTAGCAGATGAAAATATGTCTGCACAAGAGTTAGTAGGTTTAGAAAACGTTAACTTAGATAAATACTGGAAAGGAGAACTGTCTCCAGATGAATATACATCTATAACTACAACACTTAGAAAAAATCAAGAAAACATGAAAAAGGAATTTGTTAAAAAACATTTAGATGCATTACCAGAATCTGCACGTGGTGAATTAAAAAATGCAATATCAAGAGAAACAAGAATACTTGATGACTTTGTAGATGACATGTTTAATTTTTTAATGACGGTACCAACAAAAAAACTATCACGTGCGCCAGCATTTAAGTTTCATTACTGGAATAAAGTAGGAGACTTTGGTCAACATCTAAACGCAGCAACTCTTAAAAAAGTAGTCAAACTTGCAGAGGATGCTGGTCTAGCTACTGGTACTGCCAGAGAAAAGAAAATACTTAAAAAATTACAATCTTATAAAGGTGTTACTGGTGGTGTAAATGATGTAAAGACAATAGATAAAGTTGCATCTTCACATGCACTTACAGAAACTAAAAAACTTTTATATGATGTAACAACTAAAACTAGATTAGGTAATGCAACTAGAGCTATATTTCCATTCGGTGAAGCATACGTAGAAATATTTTCTACATGGGCAAGATTAATAAATTCAGAAACACTTAGACCACTAAGACGTGTGGACCAAGTAGTACAAGCTGCACGTAAACCTAATCCAATATTTGATGATGAAGGACAAAAAGGTTTCTTTTACAAAGACCCTAACAGTGGAGAAGAATTATTTGGTTATCCAGGAGAAGGTTTAATAAAGAAATTTATGTTTAAAGATTTAGAAGAAAACGGAGTAAAAGTTAATTTACCAGTGTTTGCACAATCACTTAACATAGCTGGCAATATTATTCCTGGTTTTGGTCCAACTATAACCGTGCCAGCTGCAATTATTAATAAACATTTTAATTTATTAAGACCAGGAGAAATAGAAGAACAAATATTATTTGGAGACTTTTCACCTCCTAGAGTAGATAGTGCAGCAGAAATTCTTAAAGGTTTAACACCAGTACCGTCATGGTTGAATAAAACTTTAACAGCTTTTGAAATTGGTGGAGCAGAAGCTAAAAGACAATTTGCTAACACACAAATAGATGTATATAAAGCATTGTTATATGCAGGACAAATAGATGATAGCAGTCCAGAAGGTGTCAATGCAGGATTAGAATTAGCAGGTGATTATGCAAGAAAAATATTCCTTATTAGGTCTGCATCACAAGCTATTGGACCATCTGGTGCAGTAAGTCCTAAGTATGAAATATCTGATAAAACTGGGCAAATGTATTTGTTTGAAACTCTTGCACAAGAATACTGGAATATATCTAATGCAGTAGAAGATAGTTCAACAGCAGTAAAAGTATTTACAGATAGATTTGGATTTGACCCAGTTGCATTAGCTACTGGTAGAACTATGACTGTAAAGAAAAGACCAGTAACAGAAGATGGTGCTGTATGGGAGAGAAAAAACCCAGAGTTAGTAGAAAAATTTGACTTAACATACGCATTCCTTATAGATGAAACAGATTCAGAATTTATGTATGAAAGTTATTTAGCACAGTTAATTAGTGGAGATAGAGTACCAAAGACACCAGAACAATGGGTACAGTCTAAAAACATATTGCTTGGCAACATAGAGTATGAAAACTTTTTAAAGAAAAACAATTTACTTACTAGAAATGACAAACAAGCAGTCATAGCTAAAAGAAATAAAAAAGCAGAGATAGCTATGAGATACCCTGGGTATGGTAGAAGCATAGATTATTCACCAACTAAACCAGAGATAGATGATTTAATTGACGAACTATATACCTGGATTAATCCAGTTACATACGTATTAGACCCAAGACTTGTTGGCAATCCAGCTGCAGAAGGATTAAAAGAATATTTACAACTTAGAGATAAAGTTATTGCAGAAACAAAAAGAATAGACCCAACATACTCTGATACATCATTTAGACGTGCAAACAAATTAGCACCATATAGAACCTTGTTAAGAGATAAGATTAAAGCTATATTGGTTACAAAGCCAGAATTTGCACCGTTAGCTAAAGAAATCTTTGAAAGAGAGTTACGAGAAGCAGAAGAGGATATAGAATTATTAAAGGGATTATATGACAGTTGATGAATTTTTTAACCGAATAGAACAGTTAATTATACAAGTTAATGATAGTGCTACATTAGGACAGAATAAGATAGGTATAACTACAGAGCAAAGACTAGATATATTAAATGCTAATACCATAGACGATGCTTCTAAATATCTTATTGCTGCAGGAATACCACAATACATTGTTGACTTTGCTATATCTGGAACTGATATAAGCGGTATAACTGGTGATGATGCTGCATTAGCAGCAGCTGCAGAACAAACTGGATTGTTTGGTAATCAAGATGCAATCATAGGTGTACCAGCTAATTACTTACCACCAAGAGAATCAGCTACAGATTTTTATACAGAAAACGATTTAGTCAATATGTTTGCTGGAATAGAAGAAGAACAGATAGCAGCAATACAGGCAGACTTAATTAATGCTAAGTTACTTAGTGTTGGTGATGGATTTATTCCAGGAGATTGGGATGGTCCTACACAAAGAGCATTTACACCAGTATTAGCTAGAGCAAACAGAGGTGGTGTTACAGAGTTTGAAAAACAATCTGGTGCAGCATGGAGGAATGTATTAGAAGAATACGTAGCTAATCCAGTTCCTACTATCCCAGATGACGATGTATTTTTACCAGAGGACCCAGCAACAAATGCACAAGTTATAAAGTCTTATTATGCAAGAGAGTTAAACAGAGACCCATCTCCTTATGAATTAAAGTTATTGTCTAATGAGTTATATAAACAAGCAGAAGCTGCTTATGCACAATCACAAGAATTAGGACAAGTAGCACAAGCACAACCAGCATTTACAGGTGAAGATTTAATGGCAGGTAATTATGGTAATTATGCTGCAGAAAATGTACAAGAAACAATAGACAATCAAGGCATGACACAGATAGACCCGCAAAGTAGAATGAAAGAAAAGTTTGATGCAATAACATTAAAAGAACAAGATAGGTTAGGAGAAAATTATTCTGCACGTAATACTAGGACTGCTATTCTTAATGCCGTTACAGGGAGACCAGCATAACATGAGTCAAGAATTAGTAGCATTTATGGAATCAATAAAGCAGCAAGAAAATGCTGGTGGTAATTATCTTTTAAAACATAAACCAACAACAATCATGGGATATGACGGTAATCCAGTTAAAGTCCAGGCATTAGGTGCCTATGGAATATTAGATATAAACTGGGATAAATGGGCAGAAGAAGCAGGTTATAAAGGTGCGGACTGGAGAGTACCAGAGATGCAAGATATTGTAGCTGCATATAAGTTTACAGAATATTACAACACATACGGTAGCTGGGATTTAGTAGCAGTTGCTTGGTATGGAGGACCTGGAGCAGCTAACACAGCAAAAAATCTAGGTATGGAATCTGTAGCTAATATAGGAAATATAGAGAGTTTTGGTCCAGCGATGTCAGAGTATGTTAATAGTGTTATGGAAAACTACGCAGATAACTTAGAGTCTGCTTCTAATCCAACTGTAGATAGTTATGTATCTCAAACAGAAACACAGACAATAAAACCTAATCTACAAACACAAGATGATGGTATGACACCTACTACAAACCCAACAGAAAAATATGCTGCAGAATTAATATCTGCATTAGTTCCTAGAAATTTAGAGTTTGAGTCACAAGTACCACAACAAGCAGGTAATGAAAATGTTGCACAAGTTAAAACTAAAGTTAACCGAGAAGATGACATAACAATGCAAGATGTATTGGATGCTATAGAATGAAACCTATAGAGCAAATGTCTAATGCAGAACAAAAACGATTGTTTTTTTTAAATCACGCAAGCAAAAGAAACAGATATAAAAAGATATTTACTGGTAAAAAATAACCATGGAACAAGAAGAACTTGTTGAACTTGGTGCAGTATCTACAGCAGTAGCAGCTCCTTTAGATGTATCAAGAAGGTCTATAAATTATTTAATGAATTATGACCCAGGTATAATTTACAAAAACAATTATCAAGTAAAAGACCTAGATAATCTATTAAATATATACGATGATGTAATTAGATTTTTAGGAGAGGACCCTAAAGTATTTGATAAAAAAATTATAGATGATTTATTAGATGGTATTGGAACTTTAAACAAAACACATATGGATATAGCAGATAAAGCAGAAAATGTTTTGACAGATGTGTTTGTACAAAAAAACCCTTTAGATGCAGAAAGAAATATAGGAAAAGTATTAACTAATTTAATAGAATTAGAAGAAAGTGTATCTGGACCAATACTAAAGTTTAGTGCTTCTGGTGTAGATGCACATGGATTAAGTGTGTTTGAATCTGCTAATGATTCTTTAAGTCATGTTATAGACCAGTCAATAGATAATCTAAAAAAACTATCTAATCAACCAAGCGCAACACCGTTAGATATTGCAAAACAATTACAAGATGGTAAATTTTCAAACATAGTTGGTGCGCAACAAGAAGTGTTTGATATTGGTAGAACTCTTATAGGAGAAATTACTTGGGCAAAAGTAGGAACAATAACTAGAGGTGTAGTTATAGAGACTGCTATATATACAGATGTATTAAATGTATTAACTAATTTATCTAAAGAAGAATTAAAAACAATAGACAAATTAACAGAAGAAATAAAACCTGGTTTTAAATTTTATATATTTGATGATATGAAAAATATACCAGTTACAAGAAATAAAAGCATCACTATGAACAATTTAGAATCTATGCAAGATAATCTTAAAGATTTTATAAATACTAGATATGATTCATATTTAGCTAGAGATGCAGATTTTTATTGGAGAATTAATCCAAAAATTATAGAAAAAGAAGAACGTGCAATATTTGCTATGGGTGATTACATGAGAACTTTAAGCACTGTATTACCAGGAGGAATGAATAGACAATTATTTTTACCACAACAATATGATTACACAGCAGATATACCAGTTAGTAAATATTTAAACAAAGAATTAGGTCCTGGATATGAGGCACCATCTAAACAACCAGGTATGCAATTTGCAGATGATGCAGTATTGTTGAAAGCTCCAGACGCTTCATTTAATAAATTAGGTAGATACCACATGACACCAGCTGCAAAGATAGCTTCAATAGCTAATGATTTAAACATAAACTTATCTGTATATAGCAGTAGAAAACAAGGATTAGTTCCTTTATCAGTTATTAATTTAGTTAACACAGATGACAAATTAGAAATATGGAAAGGTCCTGGAACTACAGATGAAGATTTAGCAAAGTTTGTAGATGCTGTAAAAGATAAACCTTTAGACAACCAAGGTTTTAAATTAACGATAGAAGAACCAGAAGTTAAAAAAGAATTAAAGAAACCAATAGTACAACAAGTGCGGCAGACATTTGTAAACAATCATACACCAGAAGCTATTAAAGCTGCAGACAATGTAGTAAAAACAAATCCTAAATTTGCTACAAAACTATTTAATAATTTAAGTAAGTTAGATGTAGGTCAAGAGGTTATAGAAAAAGGATTAGCAAAGATTGGAACTAAGTATGGTGCTGCTAGTCTTACTGGACCAGCTGCGGCAGCTTTAGCATTCTATGAAACATTAGTACTTGTAGCAGATGTAACCAGTGCTGCTACTAAAGCTATTGATAAAGATGTAGATTTCTTTGACAACTTTGGCAAGATAGACGATAAGTATTCTATTACATATAAATTAACAAAACCATTTTATGAAAACGTATTTAAAGGAATACGTGGTATAAGTTCAGACAATAAGTAGTAAATGAAGTACAATAAATTAAGGAAAGAAGTAAATGGCATATACAGGTGAAAAATACGTAGGTGATTTAGCACTCTACTACATAGCAAAAAAATTAGAATCTGGTAAAACTACAGGTACTGTTAAAGAAGCTATTTCGCAAAGCGATATTAATAAACAATTATTAGGACTTCGTAATACTGAAACTACTGTTGGAGATACTTTAGGTTTGCCATATAATCAATTACAGGGTAAAGCAACAAAATTTACACAAGGAGAAATAGAAACTGCTTTATCTATAGCAGATAGACTATACGCCTCTACTAAAAGAGTTGGTCCGACACCTGTAACAGAACAAAATATTTATAAATTTGCAGAAGAAGAAACAAAAAAAATAAGTAACATTGAAGAAAATGTAAAAGAATTTGCTGGTCCTAATGATGTAACTTTTGATTTTGCACCTAATAAACCAATAGAAGTAGTTATTAAAGATTCTAAAGGAGCAAAAGACCCAGTATATACAGGTATTACTTTTGACTTTGCACCTGGTAAAGACCCTAAAGATGTTATCGCAGAGGCACAGATTGCATCTAATTCAGGTATTGATGCTTCATTTGACCAACCACAAACAACCATAGACGATATGGGGTTTGTTCCAGGAACACCAACTGACCCAGTCTCAACACCAACTACAACAACCACACCAACTACAACTACTACCACAACTACAACTACTACAGTTCCACAAGAACAAGTTATTAACCCTAACAAAAATGTATTTAACAACATACCAGAAGGTGCAGACTTAGTAGATGTAGAAGGACAACTGTATTTACGTTATGCAGTTCCTGGTGCAGGTGAGTTGTACGAAGGTAGCACATTGTTTATGTTTTATGAGGTTAGATACAATGACCCAGTTGAAGCTGGTTTTGTAACTCCAGGACAAGAATATTATATCAACGCAAAGTTTAGCAATAAAGATTTAGATTTAATGGGAATAGTTGCAGGTAACAGTGCAGACTTACCAGGTAATGACCCAAGAACAGGTAAAGCACCACATCCATTTACATCTTTTGCAGAAACAATAGCTACTGAAGCAACAATTAAACCATGGATATTAGACCCAGATTCAATAGCATTATTAGCTGAAGCTGCATTAGAACAGAGAGAAGTTACAGAAGCAGAATGGTTTAGCACTAATTGGTACGACACACACACAGAATCAGAACGTGCATGGCTGCGTGAATATTATAAAGACCCAGTTACAGCAGAACAAAAAGCTAATGACTACAAGATACAAGTAGCATCTGCACTTAGAGCTGCTGGTGTATCTGGTGGATATGACACAGAAACTAATCAAGAGTTAGCAGCACCAGATGCTTTGTCACAATGGATAGCTAACAAGTGGGTTACTGGTTCTTGGTCCGAAGCATACACAACAGAACAGTTAGCTTTGTTTGCTGACCCATTTAGAAGCGGTGAAAGAGATGCAGACTTTACACAATACATTAACACAGCTGGACTCGGTGGATTAAACAGAAGTGCAGAACAAGAAGATAGAATTAAAGGTTTATACACACAATGGTTAGGACCAGTGTTTGGTAAGTTAACAGATGCAGAAGCTGCAGAAAAAGCTGGTAGGTTACGAAACAATCCAGACTATGAACAAGCATTAGTAGAGAGTTTAAAGACAAGTAGGTTAGCTTTGTTTCCTAAATATACAAATACAGAATTAACATACGATGATATTGTATCTCCTTGGAGAGGATTAACTAGACAAGTATGGGGTCAAGAAGCAGATGAGACACAAGGATGGTGGCAAGATATGGTAGCTACTAATGATTATGAAGCTGGTCAAGAATTACTTAGAACTAAAGGATTAGAACAAGACATAGGACAAGTTACAGTAGAAGCAACACAAGCGCTGCAGCAAGCATTAGGTGGAGCTGCAGGTTCTGTAGAAACTAACTTAGGAGTTAATCAGTAATGGCAACATACTTAGAAGAAGCACAAGCATTATATCCAAACTTATCTGCAACTTTACTTAACTTGTTTGCAAATGAATGGGCAAAGTCTGGTAATCCAGTTACTGCTATACAACAAGTTAGACAGACAGATGAATACAAAACAGAGTTTCCTGGTAACTACAATGAAGCTACTGGTCAAGTTAGATACAATGAAAACACATACAAAGCATTAGAACAATCTTACATTGGTACACTCCAGGAGTATGGCATACCAGAACAAACATCAAGAGTATTACTCGCTGAAAGATTTGTAGGTTTACTTGAAGGTGAAGTATCTGCTAGAGAATTTCAACAAAGAGTTAGTGCAGCATACGAAGGTATTGTAGATAATATACAAGGAGTACAAAACTTTTTCTCTACAAACTACAATGTTGACTTAACACCAGAAGCTATATTTATGGGAGCATTGGACCCATCAATAGGAGAAGCATTGGTACAAGGTGATATTACTGCAGCACAGATTGGTGGAGAAGCTGCAAGAGCTGGGTTTACTATTAGTAGAACAGAAGCAGAAGGATTAAGAAGAGCTGGTCTTACACAACAACAAGCAAGACAACTATACAGCGCAGCACAAAGAGATTTACCAAGATTAAGAGATATACAACAAAGAGTAGAACCAGACCAAGAACAATTATCTTTAGAACAATTTACACAAGCTGTTGTATTCCAGGACGCAGATGTGCTAGAGGATATAAGAAGATTAGAAGCAGAAGAAACTTCTATGTTTACACCACAAGTAGGACCCGCTAGACGAGGCAGCAGAGTTACTGGACTTCAAGAACAATAGCAAAAACCCCAACTGATGAACACAGAAACAGTTAGGGCTTTGCTTTAATCTTACGCTTACATTAATTAGACTACTTAGAAAAAAAAAGGTTACATGTTTATTTTTATGATATACTTAAACAAAGGATTCTTCTCTAGCAATAGATAAGTATAACCTTCCTTTCGTGTACGTATAAAAATAGTGGGTGTAAAAACCCACTATTTTATTTATGTAGTATATAATTAGAGTATCGGATTGCGGCTGTCTCCGAGTATAAATGGATGCTGCACCTTCCAGCTTATAGCTGACGTGTAAGCTGCGTATTACAATTCGTCTAGTATCTCAACAGTCTGAAGTGGCTGGCAATTCTCATTGTTGTTTAATTATTATTTGTCGCGTATCGCATCATTAACCCAAGGATGATGTAGTTAATACCAACACTTGGAGTAGGAGATAAAATGGAGAACGAAGTAGAAAATACAGTAGAAGAAGTACAAGAAGATAATAATGCTATCAAGTCAATGCGTGAACGCATTAAAGAACTTGAATCAGTAGAGAAGGAATATAAATCTGTACAGATGGCAAACGCTATCAAGGATGCAGGTTTTGACCCAGAGACTGGTCCAGGTAAAGCATTAAAAGACTTGTATAAAGGTGAGTTACAAGGGGATGCAATAAAAGAATTTGCTTCTCAATATGGTTGGGGAGATGCTCCAGCTGAACCCACACAAGATGAATTGCAACGACAAAGAGTTGTTTCTAGTCAAGACAATTTAGATACTGTAATTGAAGCATCAGTACCAGTAGAGCCAGTTGGCTTAGATGACCAAATTGCACAAGCGCAGCAAGATGGTGATTGGCAAACTAGCGCAAATCTCAAAGCAGATAAATTAAGAAATTTAACCCGAGAAAAATAGTAAAGGAGATTTAAAATGGGTGCAGTAAGCGGATTGGGAGACTCGTATGACCTCCCGAATTACGTGGGTGAGTTATTTAATATAACTCCAAATGATACACCGTTCCTTTCTGCTATTGGTGGAATGACTGGAGGTAAATCAGTTACCTCTAAACAATTCACCTGGCAAACAGTTGACAATGCATCAGCTGCTCAAACAGTAG